GCCCTCATCCAGCAATGGTCTGAGAAACAGAGCATGCAGGGTGCGTTACAAATGGGCGGGGTGCCTCAAGGTAAGGCTTCTGCCCTACGAACTTCCGCCAACATGATGTCCGTACTCCAACAAGGAGATGCCCGTCCTGAGCGGATTCTTCGTCGGTTCTTTAACGGCCTCTCTGACTTATACAGTCAGATGCACGAATTGAATAAGACCTTTCTTCCGCCCCAAAAGCAATACCGTATTACTGGGATTGATCAATCAGGGGCTGATCCGTACAAGATTCTTGAAGATCCATCCCAAATCGACGGCCTCTTCCAGTTCGACTTCAAGGCCAATTCCTTAAATACCACCAAGGCCATGAAGCATCAAATCCTGGCTGAGCTGCTCCCAATGCTGGTGAATGGGTTGACCTTACAACTCGGCCTTGTGACACCCGACAAGATCTACAATCTTCTCTATGACTTGATCCAATCCTCAGGCCAAGACGAGACCCGGTACGTCAATGCTCCACCCAATGCCAATGTCCCCAAGATCACTGCCGAACAAGCCATGCAGCAAATGCTGATGGGTGAATTACCACAAGGTCTCCCCGCTGAAGGGGCACAGATGCATCTCCAGGCGCTGGAGCAATTAGAACAAGATCCCCGTTTCGTCCAGACCCTCCAAACAGACCCGAACTTGCAACTCATCTACCAGACCTACATCCAGAAGGTCCAAATGCAGATGCAGCAAGAAATGATGCAGGCCCAGGCGGCTCAACAGTTTGCGGATGCCTTAGGCGGTGGGGCTGGCGGACAAAGTGGGCCTCCTGGCCAGGTTGACCCAAATGCGCAACAGATGGCTCCTCAAGGCCCGAATCAACCGATGGATGAGTCGATGCCAGGGGCGAAAGGCCAAGTGATGTAATGGCTGAACCGTATCACACCGCTGTAGTTTGGCTGGATCGTATCATGAATGACTTTGCGAACAAAGGTTACCACCATAAAAGTCATACATGGGTTCCTGATGAAGACAAGCCCTTGGAGATCACACGAGGAGAGTTCCACGATCTCCTCAGTTGCCTCCGTACGTTGGTGAAAACTCTCGACATTGAATCATAATGGCCGCAACGAAGATCTTTGAAGGTGAATGCTGGTGCCCACGATGCAAGTCTTATCACGGAAAGATCTATCGAGTGGAATTTGCTCCTGATCATTTCAAGCACGTGACAGAGCCAAAGAAACTACCCCAACGATGTTCTGTGTGTGAAGGTGTGTTGGTGAGGAAATAATGCCCCCCTCTCGTGAGCAATACATCGAGTTTTTGAAGCACCAGGAATCGGTGCCCCCAACTCCGACGACCAGTATTGACACAGCACTCGGCATGATCAAGACGGCAGCCGTGTCGTTTGATCATTTGACGAATAGTCCTGAGTGGGATCGATATTTATCGATAGTCCAAGAGAAGTATGAAAGTGCAACAAAGCAGCAGGAAGATGCCCTTCACAATTGCGCAAATTCAGCATCAGAAGCAGATATGCGACGGTGGCAAGTTCAGTATCAATTCTATACAGGAGTTACGAGCACTCTCAAAGAGATATTAGCACTCCCTCATCAGGTGATGGAGTCCTATCAGGCCCTCAAGAAGTAACTGCGGTATTCATCCAGCCATAAGTGGATGCGGTGATCATCGACCAGAACAGGATGTGAGGTTTGTATGAGTGACATTGAGGTTCAAGATCCAGTTGTCCAAGAGGAGAAAAAAGACGAACTCTCCCCATTAGCAGAGGAAACCACACCGAAGCCAGAAAGTCAAGAAGTCGCTGAGGAAGTGGCGGATCTGAGTGAGGAGAGAAAAACCATCCCGAAGGAACGGTGGGATCAGCTCTACGCGAGGACGAAACGAGCTGAGGCTGATAAACACCAACTTCGTGAGGAACTTCAACGAGAACGTGAAGAACGTATCCGTCTTGAAGAACGCACCAAGGTTCACTCCGAACAACAGACCCAGCAGGAGATGACCTGGGCACAACTGGAACAAGGTATTCAAGAAGGACGATGGACGCGGGATCAAGCTCAAGAATACAAGGACAAAATGACGGAGGCACGGCTTGAGCGCAAGTTCAAGGAGAAGCAAGCCGCTGAGTCCTCCAATAGCCGTATTCTTGGCGAAATCAATCAATACCAGCAATTGATCCCTGATGTGATGTCCTATGGTAGCGAAAGCCGACAGAAGTATGAGCGTGAATTCTCTTACATGACCCGCACCTTGGGCATGCCGGATAACTACGCCACGCAGCTTGCGGCAGTTCGTGCGGCCTTTGGCGACATTGAAACCGTCAAGGCCCGTCAAACAGCCAAAACCGTCCTCACCAATAAGGAACCATTCGTGGAAACTCACACCTCGCAATCGAAAATGCAAAAACCTGTCAAGTCATTTGAAGACTCTCTCCCTGAGTACAAACGTGAGCACTACAAGAAACTCATGAAAGGGGGCGTGGTCAAGAGCTGGAAAGAAGCAGAGGAATTGGAAAACTACAAACCTTCCATGCGGAGAGCCTAATGCCGGTTGTCTTACTAAAAAAGCAATGGACGCCTAAAACGCTCTTGGCCGATCAAGAAGTCGGTGGGAAACCGCGTGGTATCACAGCCGGAAGCCATGTCTATGACCTGGCTGCGAACAAGAAAGTGATCACGCTCTGTCCGAATTGCACGCATAAATTCAACCCCGCCAAGGTTGGGTTTCGGAAGGAAAAGGAATTCCCCTACTGCATGGCCACGTGTGACGGGTGTTCTGTCAAGAATGATCCAAAGTGTTCCATGTACATCTTTGAAGAATTATATACGGAAGTTCGTTCCACGGCTGATGAACGTCGGGCTTGGGCCAAGCGGCGAGCCGATGCCATCAAGCGTGGACATTACTAACACGGTCACACCCCTGGACCGACGAAGCAGGGTTTGAAAGGACAACATGAAAGTTTCTGGATATTTATCGAGTTCTACTCCGGTCATCAAGAAATATAAGTCGTCTGCCACGACATTGATTCCTGGTATTTTGGGGATCAAGTCCGCCGCAAACCACTCGGGACAAGTCTCGATTTCTACGACAACCTCAGTGGCGGATACGGTTGGCTTTATTCTCGATAACGGAGAAAAGTTTGGAGCCGCAACTTCCTACAGCACGACCCAAGGTGCTGTTGAAGGTGTCATCAGTGTCATCGTCAATCCCGATGCCATTCTTCGGGCTCAGATGGTGACGGGCGCGACGGGAACCTCAGTAACAGCGGATACCGTCGCTACGGCAGTCACGAATGGTCTGACGGTTGTGGGTGGAACCTCGGTGGCCTCCCCCGATATGGACTAAGGGATTTTGTGGTTTACCTCGGGTGGAAACCTGAGTGAATCACGGAAGATTACCTCCACGTCTTCTGTCACAGCGACTGTGATTGTGCCATTCCCTCGTACTTCCGCAGTGGGCGATACCTTCTGCTATGCCGGTCTGAATATTGGCTTGAACGGCGTCACTCTGACGACTGACCTCAAGAGTGTTCGTACTGACATCGCTGTTTCGACTGGTGCCGCCTTAACCACGATTGATTTTGACCTCGGCCCTGCAACGGATAGCTGGGTCTACCTCACGTATGGGGACCACGTATTCGCCTCCTCGTAATATGTGAGAGGCACATACTTAACAAAGGATAATTAACGAATGAGTGCTCCAGCAACAAAAGGTCAATGGGTTGATCTCATTGATAAAGCCGTTACGAAGTATTTTGAAGATTCCTACAAGCAGCTTCCTGATCGGCTGAGTGAATTATTCAGCATGCAGTCTTCCAGCGATGCCTTTGAGAAATGGTCGTCTGGCGGAGCGCTGCCGAACTTCACCCAGTTCACTGGGACTGTCAACTATCAAACCATGGCACAGGGCTATGATGTGACGGCAACGCACGTTCCCTTTGCCAATGGGATTCAGATCGAACGGGAACTCTATGACGATGACCGTCATGGACAGTGGACGGGTCGCCCGAAAGCTCTTGCCCGATCCTACCACCAGACCCGCCAGGGCCACGGGGCACGGCTCCTCAACTTCGCCATGTCCGTGGATTCCTTCTTCTACAGCAACAGTGAGGGTGTGGCACTGTGCAGTGACAGCCATACCACGAATAGTGGTGTGTCAACTGCCACTGGCTTCGACAACCTCACCACGGCCTCTCTGAGTGCCACAGCGGTGGAAGCCGCCTACATCCAAATGCGGGACTTTCGTAACGATGTGGGCCAGAAAATCACCGTCATGCCCTCGAAGCTGATTGTTCCTGTTGCCCTCTACCCCACGGCTCACGAAATCGTGAAATCCATGGGCAAGGTGGATACTGCAATAAACAACGTGAACTTCTCCGAGGGGATGTATGAAATCTTCGATTGGGAATACCTCACGGATTCCAACAACTGGTTCCTCGTGGATGGATCGACGATGAAGGAAAACTTCATTTGGTTTGATCGTATTCCGATTGAGTTTGCCCAGGCAGAGGAACTCGATACCCTCGTGGCCAAGTGGCGTGCATATGCCCGGTACAGCTTCATGTGGCGGGATTGGCGCTCGATCCTCGGAGCCAGTGTGTCGTAATGACGAAGATGTTCAACAGCCACATCTCCCTGAAGCCCCCTCGCAAGAGCGGGGCTAAGGTGGGAGTGAAGATGTCCACGATGAACAAGAAGAAAAAGGTGTGCTGATGGCGAGTCGATATTTTACGTCAAACACACAACTTAAACTCAGCGGCACGAAAGGCGGCCACTCAGGACGTTCTGGCCCTGATCCTTCGATGAAGGAAAAGCCAGCATTCCCTGGTGCCGGAGCCCCTGGAAAGACCCAACGGGATCGATCCGGTGGGACACCGAAGTGCAAGATTTACCCTAAAAGTGAAGGATTATAACGATGGCATTTCTATCCTATCTTGGTTCCATCTGGGGGGATCTGCCTGAAGTCAGAGGGCGACTGTTCTTCGTAGCGCCTGCAAGCTACGTGGTGAACGGGAAATCCTGTGAATCAAGTGATAACAATTCGGGGCTGCACCCAGAGCAAGCCCTTCGGACAGTCAACCAGTTTGTCACCAATGCCACGGCTGATGCAGGCGATACCTGTGTCATCATTGGCGCAAATACCTTTACTGCTACTCAGACCATTAGTAAAGCTGGGCTGCGGATTGTAGGTATTCCTGGTGGCCAATTGGATGCCCATGAACACGGGACTCGTACCACACGGTATGGGTCGTCGGTCACTACATCGGCTTCAGCGGCGGTCTTTACGGTCACTGCGGCTCGAACGGAGATTGCCTATCTCCATATTGTTCCTGTCGCTGGTCAAGCCGGGATCGACCTCGCTGCCGACGATCTCAACGCCCACGACCTGACCTGGAATATCTCCACGGCTGCGAATACAGCCACATTCGGGATCAGTGTAACCGGGGCAAGTGCGCGTCCTCGAATCTCAAATCAGTATGTTTATGTAGCCGACAACCAAGGCCCCTTCCTACGGTGTGCTGCAAGTGCCGCTGGGATGGATGGCGGAATGCTCCAGCGGTCCATGATCGTCTTGGCTGGGACTACTGCTTGGGATGATGCTGTGGAATTTACCACGGGGGTGGATAACTTCACCATTCGTGATGTGGATTTCGTAGGGTCCTCAGGCGCGGTCTTCACTGACGTGATCGATGTGACCGGGAATACGAATGATAACGGGGTCTCTATTTACCGTTGCATCTTCCCGGTCTCGTCAGATGCCACACAGGAAACGGCTACCTCGGACATTGCTTT